GCACACCATAGACACTTTGGATATCTAACGAGAGAGCAGGACTACCTACTACAGGCACTTACGGTCACGCCACAGCGTCCAAGGTGTTCTAAGGTGTAGATGCTTTCTAGTTACTTATACATATATAGATAGATAACTGACAAGAAAGCTAGCGGTGTATGCCCAGTGATTGGGGCGTAAGCCACGATTACGGGCATAGATACTGCGCTGCATTGCGCTAATACATGGTAATAATTGGCATTTTATAATTTATTTAAAAATAGTTTATTAATTAAAACAATCACTTAGAAATTAATTGCATATTTTATTGATTTTTTTTACTTGCAGGGGTTGCACGATCAATCATAGCGTGTATACTTGTTAACAAGTCGGCAGGATATGCGCTTAAACAGCCCTCCTGACCCGATACGCTCAGCGGATCACGTAAGCCAACGAGTAGCCACTAGGTCACAGTAAGGGATAAGGCTTTCATCGATTGCCGCCCAGACAACAAAACAAACAATTTAGTATTTAGTTAGTAAGTCATTACCGTGTTACGGCAGACTGTGGCCAGAGGGTATAGAACGTATATATCGGCTTGAGGGCGGCATAGCCTCACTGATGCTCAGACACGGGATGGCTTACTATAGTAAATATTATTCCTACTACAGAGAGAGACATCATCATGGCAGAACTTATATTAATGGCAACATTAATCACTAGCGGCTTATTAGTCGTTTTACTCATCCCATTTATTTTAGATTAATAGAGAGAGACACATCATGAACAGAGAAGACACTATAAGCGAGCTAGAAAGTGATATTATATGCGATGCACTATCGGAGTTTATTGAAGCTATGCGAGACGATGCTAATGCCTCAGACGATGAAATCCGATCAAGTATCTTAAAAGAATTAACTAATAAACTATGAGGATAAAACAATGGTCGACATGGGACAATATGAAAAGGGTTTATATTCAAGCCCAAAGCAAAAACATACCTTTTATTTAATAAATGAGTTATCAGGTGAAATTGTGGCTACTTACGAAAAGCGGCCAAGGCTTCGGGAAATTGAGAGCAAATACCCTAATTTTTGGGATCATTATAAACTTACTACACAGAGAGAGACATTATGAACTTATATATCATTACAGACTTACGTTATAACGATACCGCTACCGTGGTTATGGATGCTGAGACTTATTACAAATGCCTTCAGAGTATCCGCAAAGAGAACCGCAAAGAGTACCGCTATGAAATAGAAGCGGTTGAAACTAACAAGGCATTAAGACCTTAAGGGGGATATTATGATAGATTCATACAAAATCTATATCGACGGTTTATTATGGAATGCCTACGGTGTTGAGGCTAAGTTTAAAGCTGAATGCCACAGGCTAGAAAATAAACTTAATACACTATGCAACGAGCGAGGCGGCTGTTTAAAGACTAACGTCAAAATAAGGTAAGTAAATAGTTAGAAGCTATCGAAGGGTGGCTTCTATAGTATTTATTTATTTAATCATTCAAAACAACAGAGAGAGAGATATTATGGAAACAAAGCTAATTAAGCACGGCTCAGGCATTTACGAACTAATTATTATAGGTACAAACGAATCCTTCATGATCGAATTACGCGCTGATAACGATTATGAGTCCGACACTGAAGGTTATAATGTCACGATGCTAGAAAATGACGAGCCTGTTGAGTTTATCGGGGTTAGTGAGACTTATCCAGAGGCTATCGAGTACATTAAAACATTGTATTAAGTAAATAGTTAGAAGCCATCGGAGGGTGGCTTCTATAGTATTTATTTATTCAATCATTCAAAACTACAGAGAGAGAGACCATCATGTATATTTCATTAAATACAACACAGGTTGCACAAGAGTTAATGCGAGTTGAGGCAATGGGTAGAGACGCTGAAGCGTGGGACTGCTGTATGGCCTTAGCTGAGTACTTAGAAGGGTATGAAGAGGAAACCGAGCAGTCAATAAAACTTGATCCTATCGCATTGCGCTGTAAGTTCTCACCTTACACTTACGCAGAGGCGGAAGATAACTGGTGCATCGACACGGCAGACGCTGAATCTACAGCAGGGCTGAAAGAAATGATCCTTGATTACTTACAAGATAACACCACAGTAATTCAAGTATCCGATAACCTGCTCGTTATTGGGGAGTTCTAACCATGCGACACGCTATGACAAACCAGCAAGTCAAACAAGCACGAAAGGCCGTGGTACTTAACACGGTCACGGGTGCTGTTATTCTATTCACTATAAGCGGCGCTATAGGCGTCATGATGGGGTTAGCTATATGAGCGACATAGTGCAAAGAGACAAGTGCACTTTTATGGGTGTTGAGTTCATAACCAAACTAACGGCAGCACGTGCGGCTGTTAACTCACTTAAGAACTCTAGCGACAACTACAAACAAGCACACGCTATACGCTTGGACATGGACTTAGAAGCTATTAGAGACATTATAAGGGTGTCTTTAATGGATGACACAATGTCCAGTGACGACGTACAGGACGAATACGACAACCTATTAGATACATTCCTTGAGGAATGCCTTGACTACCTAGAAGAAGGAGACCTAACAAATGAGTTTGAGTAATGAGCGTAAGGTAAGAGAAGCCTTAGACCTTGTTAAACTGTCGCTGTGGCTACTTGCCCTACAGTCCCCTATTATTATCGTGGCGTTCATTCTATCGCCTCGGTGGGGTTCAGGGTGGCCGGTATGATGGATGCTAACAAGCTAGTGTTTGGCTTCTCATCCGATAGCCTCGGGGAGATAGAGTGGCGTTGGATCAACAGTGTCAGTGAGAAGGTATTCTATCAAACATGGAAACCCAAGCAGACAGACATTAAAGTATTAAAGCCATCCCTCACAGCGGATGAACTTAAACAATTACGGCTAGAAATTATGGTCGATTTGCAAAATGAACTTAAGAGGATTTGAACCATGAAATTAAATAAATCAATCGCACTTGCTTCACTAATCACAATCACGTTATCGGCGCAGGCACGGGTTAATCAGCAAGACTTAGACGCCCTCGAGCTAGAACTTCGCATCCTGAACGGTAATACCGCCTTGATGCTATTCGATACTATCGGACAGGTTCAAGATAACGCTAACGATCGATTAGACGTTCACCAGCGTAAGTTAAAGCGTCAACGTAAGCGCACTAATCGTAAGTATCGCCAGTTAAACCTAAGCATCGACGGCCTTACTATCCAACAGGATAAGGACAGGCAGATGACAGAGGCAGGTATAGCGGCTTCTATCGCCTCAGGTCATGCGATACGCCCTGATGACGGGATGCGTTGGTCTATAGGCCACTATGGTAACGAGGCGGCGTTTTCCTTAGGCGGGCGGCGTGAAGACTTCACCTTTTCAATCACTGTCGACACATCAAACAATGTCGGCGCCGGTTTCGGCTTTAACTTCTAAGAGGATTTAATACAGGACACGCCAGCTAGTAACTGGCTAGTCGGGGCTTGATCACTCGATGAGGAGGTGGTTTACTACCACAAACAAACGATTGAGAGAAAACTTTAAATCCGTGTCGGGGTATGCGTGAGCTGGCAATATCGAGGTTTCCATCAGAAGATAACCAGCAACCCTATTTATTAATTACTTATAGAGGATTTGAACATGAGATATTATGCAATAGACGGTGATGCACGTATGCACATACTAGGAACCTTTACAGGTGATCTGGCTTGTGACGATGCATACTATAAAGCTGAGGAAGAACTAGGTAGCCACTTCACCGTGATAGATCAAGATGAGATGGCAGAATGGGTAACAACTTACTTAACAGATATGAGGAACAGATAATGAGGACTTTAAACTTTAACAGCGACTTTCAAACTAACGACGAGTATCAAGATACGGTCACGCACTGGCTCGAGCTAAGTAATGGCTACTCTGATGTGGATAACTTAAGCCCTGAGCAACTAGAGGATTTCCTAGACACTCTGGCGGATCTTCACTGAGTATACTAGTAAACATTATTAGTTTATTTTTTATAATAGTTATTATATCTTTACCAATGGAGGATCTCATATGTCAGTAACGCAACGGAACAATAAATACCAAGCGTATGTGTCTTTTAAAGGTAAGAGATACAGGCGTTCATTCAATAGCCACACCGAGGCTACCCTGTGGGAATCACAGGTCAAGCTCGCATTGGCTAACAACTTACCTATACCTGAGGAGACACTATCAACAGAAACAATCAGCAAGTGGACTCTAGGCCGCACGATAAGGGCTGTCGAGAATCTATACTGGAAAGGAAGCAAGTCCGAGGATAACCTGCGGCATACGTGTAATGCAATCGTGAGGTTTTTTGGTGACGATACCCCTATCAGTAAAATAACCACTGAGAGGATTCACGACTACATTAACGACATGAAGGCCAGAGGGAGGTCGAACGGTACAGCTAACAGACACATGGCGGCACTTCGGAAAGTCTTACGTCATGCTCAGAGTATCAACGCACTGGCGGATATGCCTGAGATGCCTAAACTTAAGGAAGCCAACCACCGTCTAAGATGGTTCACTAAACAAGAGGAGGATGCAATCATTGATCTGTTACGGTCACGTGGTCACCATGAGCTGGCAGATATGGCCATTGTATCAATCGATACTGGTATGCGAGCCAGTGAGCTATTTAAGTTTGACCTTGCGCTACACCCTATCGGAAAGGATGGACTGGGACTCTATATTCCTGATAGAAAGAATGGCGATGCTCTCTTATTACCAGCGACTAAGCGGGTGCAAGAGATTGTCCAGCGAGGAGGATTCAAGCGAAGCGTTAAGTCATACAGACGAGCATGGGAGTCGGTGCGAGACACCTTAGACCTCAGCGACTGCGTATGGCATACTTTCAGACACACCTGCTGTTCTCGACTTGTTCAGGGCGGCATGGACATACGTAAGGTTCAACAATGGATGGGACACAGGAACATTAGCACTACAATGCTATATGCTCACCTAGCCCCTACTTCACTCATGACAGGAATAGATATATTGGAGGCATAACATGCGAGGGTTCAGGCGACCAAAGCAGGAATTACCAGCAGAGTTACAAACCTTGTTCAATGACTACGGGGCAGACCTTTACACTTATAAGGATGCCCTCTTCGCCCGCACGGGAGACCATAAGAACAAGAGTTATCAAATCGAGATCAACGGTCACGTTGTCAAGGCTGACCTCCGAGATCTACTTACCTGCGTATACTGGTACGATAAGTATATGCCCATACCACACTAGAGGATTTACCATGGACTTACACTTAGGAATTCTATTGTTTGATGCGGTATTACTCATAGCAACAGGGGTATGCCTCACAGCTATCTATAACGAACTACAAGAGGAACACGGCGATGACGAATAATATCGTAAACATCGGAGACAACAAGAACGGCAAGGATAAGGGCAGTAAGGACGAGGATCGAGTTATTATCGACCTCACCGGCGAAGAGGATTTGCAGGACTTGTTCTCTATCCTTACCGACATGACGGACATCTACTCGCAGGATCCAACGCCTGTAGACTTCCCTACCCTTGCTTATGATGGTGATCTATCATTCCCTAAACCTAAGGAGATCATGGAACACCTTAACGAGCACATCATTGGTCAGGACTCAGCTAAGAAGATTATCTCTATTGCTGTATACAATCACTTCAAGCGCATTACGAGTGATCCTGAGCTTAACCTTAAGAAAACCAACATCATGCTTATAGGCTCTACTGGCTCAGGCAAGACGTTGTTCGCTCAGACTATCGCCAAGCACTTAGACGTACCCTTAGCTATCTGTGACTCTACAGCAATGACAGAGGCAGGTTATGTCGGAGGCGATGTAGAGGACTGCTTAGAGAAACTTTACATGGCGGCTGATGAACACTTACCCACGGCTCAGCGAGGCATCATCTTTATCGATGAGGTCGACAAGCTACGGGCTAGGCAATCAGCAGATGGTAAGAAGGATGTCTCAGGTGAAGGCGTACAACAAGCCTTACTTAAGTTGATGGAAGGCCACGATGCTACGTTCAAAGTAGGCTCAGGTCATAACCAACGTAAGATCACCATGGACACCTCGAACATCCTATTCATTGTTGGCGGGGCATTCGCTGGCATCGAAGAGGTTGTCGAGGAACGTACTCAGGCAGATGCGAATGGCATAGGCTTCACGTCTACGGTCACGAGCAAGTCTAAGGCTAAGAAAGCGAAGACTAAGGATGTTACTATAGAAGACCTTAAGAAGTATGGGATGATACCTGAACTACTCGGTCGTATCCCTACGGTTGCTAAGTTAGAAACTCTCGGTGTTAAGGAACTACGGAGAATTCTAACAGAGCCTAAGGACTCTATCGTAAGTCACTACGAGAAACTTATCGGCCTTGATGGTTCGACTATCAAGTTCACCGAGAAGACACTCAAAGCAGTAGCACGTGAGGCACTTAAGAATGGAACTGGAGCTAGAGGATTACAGACCATACTTGAGAGCAAACTAATGGACATTATGTTTAATGCAGAAGAGGGTAAAAACCATGAGGTTTAAAATAGTCAACGCATACTTCGGTAGTGTCACACTGTACCGAGTGGTCAAGTTAAGTGAGGGTGGGAGTATTACTGACATCCATACTTATAATGACTTAGATGTTGCTTATACTGTCACTAAGATTTTAAATAAAAGTTTAGGGGTGTAGTATGAAAGACACAGTACAGAATGGTAAAGGTAGCTCACGTCGGCGAATGCTTGTCGATAACGAGGGCTTTAGTCTTAATTGGGATCGTATCTTTAATGAGGAGAAGAAGAAAATGTGGACAGTTACTTATAGCACATTCAGCGGTGTGTTTGAGGCTGAGTTCGATGATTATCGGGAAGCTAAAGAGTTCTACGATGACGTACGTTATGAATGTTACACTGTTACTATACGGGAGGAGTGATGCACAAAGTAGACTTACACATAGGTGAGGATGCAGTTAAGGAACTTAAGCGGCAGATCAATGCTGCTTATGTATGTGGTAAGGACTACGGGGGACTGCTTGAGTTCGCCGCTAAGGTTCTTCACTCAGTAGAAGGGGAAGACCAGCAGAACAAACAGAGTAGATGTATTATTCAAACAGACAAAGACAGAGGGAAGATGTAATGTGGATTCAAATTATAAGTTTAGTAGTTATGGGTGAGACGTTAGCTATCATGCCTATCCCGACAGGTTATGATTCCTTCGGAGAGTGTGAGCATTACGCCCTACAGGCAAGTAAGTCAGTCGGTAGACGTGATGACGTATCAGACCAGCTCGACCTTACTATCGTATGTAAAAGTAAAGAGGAAATATTTCAATGACACAGCCGATTAAGTGGATAGGTTCAGGCCTTATCCTATTAGCTATAGCCTTTCGAGGCGCTGGTTATACCGACATCGACTTAGTACTCTCATTACTGGGAGCTGCTTGTTGGTGTTATGTCGGCATACAATGGAGAGACAGAGCGTTAATCATTCTGAACGTAGCGGCGGTGGTGTTCTTGTCACCTAAGGTACTCTTAATGTTAAGCTCAGTACTACCGGAGATAAGCGATGTTATCAGTTATTAACACACTAAAAGCCAGTGGCGTATTGGTGGCGCAGTGGCCTATGACAGGAGGTGATCACTAAGAGAAAACCTAGCTTTTTATGTACGATTTGCCACCGCACAAGATTAGGAATAGGGTGGCGGCACGATTCGCCAGATCTCTGTCAAGTACAATCTACATAGTAATCAGTTAGGAAAACAGCCGTTATCTGACGCTCACTAATACAGAGTCTTCAGTTACGGTCACGCATCACGCCACTGGAATGTGATCTCGGTGGCGCAGACACTCATATCAGGAGGCATTATGTTCGATCATTTCTTATGTACCGCTCTCTTCTGTGAGAGAGTTTTTAATTTCCAATTCCAAGAGGAGGAACTGAAAGACAAACTTAAGAAGTACGACTTAGAGATAGAGATACAGGTGTCTAGTCAGACAGATTTATTCATCGACTTAGAGAACTTTGAGATCACTGTAACACATACCTATTAAAGGAGGCCTAATGGCTACGTTAGAAGATCAAATAAACTTAGAGCGCTTAATGGCTCAGGGTGGTATCGAGCGGTATCACTACAACAAAGACAAGATGATGTCTAAGGGTTTACAGAGTGAGACACTTCACGGTAGGGCTTTAGTCTACAATCTTATTCATCCACTAGCTCAAGGCTTAGACGAGTTCATGCAGTCAGGCCATGGTAGCTCCGTACCTAAACAAAAGTTACAGGGCGCTGACCCTGCACAGATTGCTTACCTTAGCTTGATCTCGTTAGTCAATGGCTTGAGCCAAGGCTATACGAAATTGATCAAGGTAGCTAAACATATCGGAACACGAGTAGAAACACAGTTAGTCATAGATGAATGGATCGAGCAAGACGGTGAGGTTGCTAATGAGATCCTTAAGATGGCTATGAAGAAAACAGATCTAGGCTATGAAAACAAGAGAGCAGGTGTCGTCAACAAGATGCGTAAGGATGAGTTCGTAGGTTTCTGGACTGATCGTGAACGGATTCAAGTTGGCGTCAGCATCCTTAACTCTATCCAAAAGACACTCGGTATTATTAAGATCGAGCGTAGGCACAACAGAGGTAAGATGCCTATGTACGTTTTATGTACTGACGAGACACAGGCTTGGATAGATCAGTTCCATGCGACTAATGAAGTTAACCATCCCATGTACAAACCATCTCTTATCCCTCCAGTGGATTGGGTGGACATACACACAGGCGGGTATCACAGTGACTACCTACCACGAACGGGATTAGCGAGGGTATATTAATGGATAAATCATTATCAACGTACTACGAGAATGTAAACAAGCACGACTACCAGCAAGAGTTAGATTGTGTCAACGCTCTTCAGCGTACTAAGTGGCGTATCAACACTCCGGTACTTGAGGTGATGCGAGCCTGTTGGGATAGCGGACAGAAGTGGAATGGTCTTGAAGGTAAAGATAACCTACCTCTACCACCTTACCGGTTCGATAAGAAACCTGCTTACATGAACGAAGCTGAGAAGCTTGAGTTTAAACAGTGGTGTCAAGAGCGTAGCGAAGTACATAAACATAACACTGAGTCTATGTCTAAGCGCTTAGCTGTCGAAGCTACACTTAAGCTCGCTGAGGAATACGCACAGTACGATGAGTTCTACTTCCAATGGCAGTTAGACTTCCGCACTCGTAAGTATCCGAGAGAAAGCTTCTTATCACCTCAGGTTGCTGACTATGGTAAAGCTTTACTGACGTTCGCTACAGGCATGGAGATTAACACTCCTGACGAAGCAAGTTGGTTAGCTATACACGGAGCCAACAGCTATGGGGTCGATAAGATCTCCTTAGTTGAACGTGAGATGTGGGCATTAGGTAACACTGAGAACGCTCTTAAGGTTGCTGAAGATCCTCTTAACTACCTCTGGTGGCAAGAGGGTGATGAACCTTGGGCTGTCTTAGCATGGTGCTTTGAGTGGGCTGAGTACACTATAGCAGTCGGTGAAGGGAAGACCTTTATCACTACCCTGCCCTGTCAGGTAGATGGCAGCTGTAACGGTATCCAACACCTCAGTGCAATGAACCTTGATGAGGCAGGCGGTCGATCAGTTAACCTCTTACCTTCAGATAGTCCTCAGGATATCTATCAGGACGTAGCAGACGCCGCTACGGTCACGTTACAGGCTGAAGCTCATGCAGGTAACGAGCTGGCTGTGATGCTCTTAGAGGTCGGTGTGTGTCGTGCTATAGCTAAGAAGCCCGTGATGATCGTTCCTTATAGCGGTACTAAGTCAACGTGTCGGGAGAACATTAAGGATGCGTTACTTAAGAAGTGTAAAGGTAACTTACCTTGGGGTTCAGATAGGGCTAACGAAGCTGCTAGTCTTTGTAACAACCATATATGGGATGCAATTAACAACGTCATAACAGGCGCTAGAGAGGTGATGAACTACATTACTCAGATAGCTGTCTTGTATGGCACGCATAACACCATCATGAGTTGGGTAACACCTACAGGTTACAACGTACAGTTAAGGTACTTTAAGAAGAAGTCTAAACGTATAGAAACCCACTTAGATAGTAAGCGGGTCTCCTTACGAGTTGATGAAGACACAGCCTTAGTTGATAAGTCTAAGTATCGCACGTCCAGCAGCCCTAACTTGGTGCATAGCATGGATGCGTGTGCTTTAACGATGACAGTTAACCGCTGTGTATCAGACGGCATAGAAGACTTCGCTATGATCCATGATTCTTTTGGAACACATAGCCCTAACATGGATGTACTTAACCGTAACTTAAGAGAAGCGTTTATCGATCTCTACCAGAACAACGACATACTAGGTAATCTCTACACGAACGCTGTGTCAGACTTACCAGATGATGTTGATGTACCACCTCCACCTACTAAAGGATCTTTAGATCTTTCAAAGGTGTTAATCAGTGAATACTTTTTCGCGTGAATATCCCACACCGTTATTGGATTTACTTTCAAACCAAACTTAAAACTAAATAGGAAATATTATTATGGCTAAATCTCAAAAAGTAATGCGTGGACAAGCACTCTGGGCAAAACTGTTCGAGCCTGATACAAAGTTCGATGCTAACGGCATCTATTCAATCAGCTTAACTTTACCAGAAGTGGATGCGGCAGATATGTGTGAGTACCTTGACACACTCTGCTCCGCTAAATTCGATGAAGAAGTGGAGAAAAAACCTGCACTTAAGAATCAATTGTCCATTCAAGCTCCTTACTCACCTGTATATGATCGTGAAACTGGCGATGCTACTGGCGAGATCGAGTTCAAATTCAAGTTAAAAGCTAAAGTTAACACCCGTGATGGTCGAACCTTCGAGCAGAAAGTTGCTGTCGTTGACGCCAAGCGTACACCTATGACTCAAGAGATTGCTATCGGCAATGGCTCTGACGTTAAGGTTGCCTTCGAACCTATGCCTTACATGGTAGCAGGTACTAAGAAGGTTGGTGTATCTTTACGCTTAAAAGCTGTACAAGTTATTGATCTAGTTGAATATGGTAGCCCAGCTACTTCTGTGTTCGATGAAGAAGACGGCTTCACTGCCTCTGCTACTCCATCTGCTCCAGAAGCTGAGGTATTTACCGATGGCGACTTCTAGGTCTACACTTGAAGATAGAGTGCAAGCGAACCTAGACAAGCGTGGCATTAACTACAGTTATGAGCCATGTAAGTTACCCTACACAGTCGAACGTAACTACATCCCTGATCTCTTGATCGGGGATATTTACGTCGAGGTAAAGGGCTATTTCAGGCAGGACGCTCAACGTAAGATGAAGAGTGTGAAAGAACAACATCCTGATCTGGACATTAGGTTCTTATTTCAACGTGCTTCCAGTACCGTACAAGGCGCTAAGGTTCGGAAAGATGGAACCAAGATGACTTGTTCGGAATGGGCAGAACGCAACGGATTCATATGGGCAGAAGGTCATGTCCCTGATGAATGGTTAATCATAGACGAGGTTTATTAAATGGAAAAAAGCGAGAGTGAATTCATACAACATATACCCTGCGATAACTGTGGATCGTCTGATGCCTGCGGGATCTACACAGACGGACACACGTTTTGCTTTTCGTGTAACACACACAACCACGGACTTAAGGAGGAAACACCAGTGAAAACAATCACTAAGACTGATACTGACTTCCTTCGAGGGGAAGTACAAGCACTAGCAAAGCGTAAGTTGACAGAAGAAACAACAAAGTTATGGGATTATAGAGTTGGAGAGTTCAATGGTTCGATTGCTCAAGTGGCTAACCACAAAAACAATCAAGGCCAGACTGTCGCTCAGAAAATAAGATTACCTAACAAGGAGTTCTTTGTTAAAGGTAACATGAAAGAAGCCACCCTCTACGGTCAATGGCTGTGGCGGGATGGTGGTAAGATGGTTACTGTTACAGAGGGGGAGCTTGATGCTCTCTCTTTGTCTCAGGCCATGGGCAACAAGTGGCCAGTAGTTTCCGTTAAGACCGGAGCCGCTGGTGCTAAACGTGAGATTGCTAAAGCTGTCGAGTACCTCGAGTCATTCGATAGTGTTATATTCATGTTCGACAACGATGAGGTAGGACAACAAGCAGCTATAGAATGTGCTTCACTCCTCTCCCCCAATAAAGCCAAGATCGCCCGTCTTCCTCTCAAAGACGCCAGCGATATGCTCCAGCAAGGCCGCTCGAAAGAGTTGGTCGATGCGATGTGGGGAGCTAAATCCTACCGCCCTGATGGCATCATTAATGGTGCTGATCTATGGGAAACCGTGTCGACTGTTGAGGAGGTTGAGTCTGTGCCATACCCATTCGATGGACTGAATGCGATGACAGACGGATGCCGCAAAGGAGAGATCGTTACGGTCACGGCTGGCTCAGGCTTAGGCAAGAGTCAACTGACCCGTGAGTTCGCTTATAAGATCCTGAATGAAGGTAGTACCATAGGCTATGTGGCTCTGGAAGAGTCAGCTAAACGTACTGCTCAAGGTCTTATGTCCTTACACCTTAACCGCCCTGTGCATCTTACAGAGACACCTCAAGATCAGCTAAGAGAAGCATTCGATGCAACTTTAGGCACTGGCAGGGTGTTCATGTATGATCACTGGGGTTCTACAGAATCCGATAACCTACTGGGTAAGATCAGGTACTTAGCCCGAGGCTGTAACTGTGATTACATAGTCCTAGACCACGTAAGTATTGTTGTATCCGGTATTGATGACGGAGACGAGCGTAGGATCATTGATAACTTAATGACCAAGCTTAGATCTCTCGTCGAAGAGCTGGACATCGGTATGATCTTGGTTTCACATCTTAAGCGTCCTAATGGTGAGAAAGGACACGAGGAAGGCGCTAAGACATCACTAGCACAACTCAGGGGTTCGGCCGCCATCGCGCAATTAAGTGATATGGTTATAGGCTTAGAACGTAACCAACAAGCCGAGAAGAATGCTCACGTAACAACTGTCAGAGTTCTTAAGAACAGATGGTCAGGCGTTACCGGAGTATGCTGTAAGCTTTCTTATGACACAGACACAGGTCGAATGAACGAAGTGTTTGATGAAGAAGATATACCATTCGATGAGGAGTTTTAAGATGTACACTTTAGAAGATGCAATGTTGTTAGAAGCTTTCGTAGACCTTCAAGAGAAGTTAATCGAAGAGTGTCGCATGATGGAGATACCGTCAATGCAAGAGTTCCAAAGAGCCTATGAAATATTTAGGTCAGACGGTTTTGATCCAGACTCGGTTCATTAAACCAAAGGAGGGGTATGGAGATGCAATCAAAATACCATTCATTTTTAGAACAAACCCTAAACGTAGGCAGTGGCTTTTTAATCTCTGTCTTAGTGTGGGAATATGTAGTTAAAAACTTAATCCATTCAGGTGTCCTGAGCGTTGATTCATCCATATGGATCACCGTCATCTTTACTGTAGTCAGCTTCGTTCGAGGCTATCTATGGAGGAGATACTTTAATGGATTATCCGATTAACCACTCCAGCGAGAGGGTAGCAGATGTATATATTCGATGTAGAAACAGATGGCTTACTACCAGAGGCCACTAAGATCCACTGTCTTGTAGCTATTGATACAGACACACAACTGGTACATAAAGCAGTTGGCCACGAAGAAGTGGCTAAACTTTTCAAGGAGATCAGCAAACAGACGCTGGCAGGACACAACATCATGGGATACGATATACCAGTCGTAGAGAAAGTCTTAGGACTTAAACATGAAGGTGAAGTGTTCGACACCTTAGTTGCTTCACGACTTATCTGGTCAAACCTTCGGGAGCTGGATTCACGTAAGAAGCTCGTTAAAACAACAATGTATGGTAGTCATTCCTTAGACGCTTGGGGTCAACGCCTTAAGTTCCACAAGGGTGACTACGGTAAGCAAGAGAACGCTTGGGATGAATACTCTCCTGAGATGTTGGAGTACTGTGAACAAGATGTGCAGTTAAACTACCGCCTATACCAGCGGATCATAGCTAAACAATTCTCTCAAGAAGCTATGGAAATGGAGCACACAATGCACAGGTTACTACTTCAGCAGGAACGCATTGGCTTCCCGTTCTCTGTAGAAAAGGCTCAGAAGTTATACAGCACACTTTCCGCTCGTAAGGAAGAGATCACAGCAGAGTTGCTAGAGACTATGGAGCCAACCATTATAGAGATGAAAACCAAAACCAAAACTGTACCATTTAACCCAGCAAGTCGACAGCAGATCGCTGACAGACTGATGAAGCGTGGGTGGAAGCCTGAAGTCTTTACGGAGAAAGGTGATCCTAAGGTAGATGAGAAGGTCTTATCTGAAATAGATATGCCAGAAGCTAAACTACTATGTGAGTATCAGATGCTCAATAAGAGGCTAGGACAGCTCGGTAATGGTAGTCAAGCATGGCTTAAGCTAGAGAAGGAAGGCCGGATACATGGACGAGTGAATCATATGGGTGCTGTTACCTCACGGTGTACACACTCTGCTCCGAACTGTGCTCAGATACCCTCCACTAACGCTGTCTACGGTCACGAATGTCGTGAGCTGTTCTGTGCACCTGAAGGTTACAAGCTACTCGGCGCTGATGCGTCAGGCTTAGAGCTTCGGTGTTTGGCACACTATATGTCTCGGTACGATGACGGGGCATATGGACGAGAAATCTTAGAAGGTGATATCCACACTGCTAATCAATTAGCGGCTGGACTTCCTGATCGTAACACAGCCAAGACATTTATTTATGCTTACCTTTACGGTGGCGGTAATGAGAAGATTGGTTCGATCATTGGTAAGGATGGTAAAGAAGGCGGTCGTATCAAACAACGCTTCTTAGCCAAGACACCCGCTCTTAAGTATCTCTCAGATGCTGTAAAGCTGAAGGCAGAGAAAGGCAGTATTATGGGTTTAGACGGTAGGATCACTCCTATCCGACACGCTCACGCTGCTCTTAACACTCTCCTCCAGTCTGCCGGTGCGTTAATATGTAAGCACTGGTACATAGGCATTGAGACCAAGATCAGAGAAGCTGGTTACACCGAGGAGGACGTTGCGATCGTTGCATTCGTTCACGATGAGGTACAGATTATAGTCCGAGACGGGCTTGAGGATATTATTGGTGAGTTCACAAAACAAGCAATTAAAGAAACAGAAGCACATTATAAGTTTAGATGCCCCCTTGACAGCGAGTTCCAGATTGGAACCAGTTGGGCTGAGACGCACTGATCCTAACCTAAAGGGTGATATAGCAGAGCACTACGCTATCACGTGGTTATGGGATGAGGGTTTTCAAGTCTTTAAGAATGCAGGGTGTACGGGTATGGTCGATCTCATCGCCATGAAAGAAGGTAAGGTTTACCTCTTTGATGTGAAGATGGGTCGTCCTTCTAAACGTACAGATGAGCAGAAAGCTATGGGTGTCCAGTTCATCATCTTTGATGCGAAGACACGGGGCTTACGTTTAATGAATCATAGGAACTAATTATGACTACACTTTTGGTTGATGGCGACATCATTGCCTACAAGGCAGCAACTATAGCTGAAGCTCCAGTGAACTGGGGTGACGGTCTATGGACTCTACACGCATATGAGCAGGACGTAGCGGCTTCATGCGATCAACAAATACTTAAACTTTTAGAAGAGTCAGGATGCAGTGAGATCATCACTTGTGTCTCTGGTAAGAAGAACTACCGGACTGAGGTAGCCCCATACTATAAGATGAATCGTAAAGAGGTACGTAAGCCAATGTTGCTTGGGTATGCTCGGGGCTATCTCATGGATCAGTGGGAAGGTCAGATGACTGACGGTATCGAAGCAGATGATTTGCTCGGTATCTTAGGTAGTTCAGACCTCGACAAGTACGTGATCTGGTCTGCTGATAAGGATCTTAAAACGATTCCAGCACGTCACTTAATGGACGGTGAGATCATCACTATCGATGAGGAAACGGCTGACTATTGGTTCTTCTTACAGACTCTTATGGGCGATACTACAGATGGCTATAAAGGCTGTCCTACAGTTGGTCAGAAGAAGGCAGATGCCATTCTACAGGCTGATTGTACTTGGGAAGCTGTAGTAGCTACCTATAAAAAACAAGGACTTGGCGAAGAAGTCGCCTTGGAAAATGCTAGACTGGCTCGTATCCTACGGGACGGTGAATACAACTTTGAAACAGGAGAAGTAAAGTTATGGCTTCAATAGATGATGCTACCAAACTCGAGTGGGACTTAGCTGCTCGGGGTGAAGATTTAACCACCTATCTCGACGGTCTAGCGACGAAATATAGTAACGCTAATCAGACAGATGAAGATGACCAATGGGACGCTGCTTGGAAGGCGGCTAAGACACCTAAGACTTCTGTGGAAACCCCTAAGCAGGATGAGGCGGCTAGGCGTAAGGGTATCCCTGTCTGGTCAGGGGTTCTTAACTATTTCCCAGACGCTCTAAGGGAAGTTGCGATCTGTTCTCGAATAGGAAACGATCAGCATAACCCTAATAAGCCCTTATTCTGGGATCGTTCGAAGTCTGGAGACGAGTTAGACGCTCTCACGAGGCACTTAATCGAGGCTGGTACAGTCGATACTGACGGTATTAGGCACTCTGCGAAGGTCGCTTGGAGGGCTTTAGCTAACCTTCAGAAGGAGCTTGAGAAAGCCGGAGAAACTAGCTAATCTGGGGGCTAAAAACCCCCTTTTAACTCCTTGATATATAAGGTTATTATCCCACACCGTTATTGGATATAAACTATGAACGTATTAAACAAAAGATTCAATATAGATAAGGATGCTTTAGAACACCTAAAGTCCCTTTTCCCAGACAAACTACCCCTCGATCGTGGAACAACCCCAGATGATATAGCTTATCTACAGGGTCAGCAAAGCGTGATCCAGAAGCTAGAGGGTTTATTTAACGAAAACTTAGAGGAATAAATTATGTGTTTAAAAACTCCAGAAGCTCCTAAAATGCCTAAGCCGATTGCTGCTCCTCCTGCGCCCGAGGCTGCCCCTGAAGAAATTGATAATGCTGTAGACAGTAATGCTGAACAGCAGAAGAAGAAGAGACGTGGTAAGAAACAACTACGACGAGGCGCTAGTGGTTTACAAATAGGATCTACATCTAGCAACTCTCCTTCTAAACCTAACGTAGGCTAATCAAATGAACTATCCAACTGGCGACCAATCTGCTGCAAAGCAGTATGAGGACATGGCGAGAGATCGTGATGTATACCTCAGCCGAGCTAGGGATGCAGCCTCATTAACTATACCTATGCTAATGCCACCACAAGGTCACTCATCGTCTACGGTGTATGACCAGCCTTACAGTTCTGTAGCGGCTCGTGGTGTTAACAACTTAGCATCTAAACTGTTAATGACATTGCTACCTCCCAACGCTCCGTTCTTTCGTCTGACGATTGATGACTTTGACCTGCAAGAACTTGCTGGCGATGATGCCCGTGGACAGGCTGAAGAAGCCTTAGCTCGTATCGAGCGTTCTGCGGCTCAGTTAATCGAAGCGAAAGCTGTGCGTGTCCCCGCGCATGAAGCAATAAAACAATTAATCGTAGCTGGTAACGTCCTTACCTACTTACCTAAAGACGGCGGTATGAAAGTATATCGTCTTGATCGTTACGTCTGTAAGCGTGACACCATGGGCAACCTTTTGAAAGTCATTGTTAAAGAAGAAGTTTCTTTTGAAGCTCTTCCTGATGCCGTTCGTAAGACTCTCATGGATCAACCAGACTACAACAATGTTACACCTGAAACTGAAGTTGACCTCTACACTTGCGTCCGTCGTGAAGGCAAGAAGATGATGGTTCACCAAGAAGTGAAAGGTATAACAATTCCTAAATCAGAAGGCTCGTACCCTATCGCACGATCTCCTTGGATGGCATTACGCTTCATCTCAGTAGATGGTGAGAACTATGGTCGAGGCTTTGTTGAAGAATACATCGGAGACATTAAGTCTCTTGAATCACTAACCTCGGCTATTGTCGAAGGTTCCGCTGCGGCGGCTAAGGTGTTGTTCATGGTACGTCCTAACGGTACAACCAGAGCAAGCGTCTTAGCTAACTCACCTAACGGTGCGATCGTAACGGGTGATGCTAATGATGTATCTACTTTACAACTTGAAAAGTTTAACGACTTCAGGGTAGCTCAGGAGACGATCGGCCAAATCACTGAGCGTCTATCTGCTGCGTTTCTACTCAACAGCTCTATCACCCGTAACGCTGAACGTGTTACTGCGGAAGAGATTCGCTACATGGCGCAAGAGCTAGAGACAGCACTAGGTGGAATATACAGTACTCTTTCACAAGAGTTCCAGCTACCGCTTGTTAACATTCTGCTCCACCTGATGCAGAAGGAAGGCAAGATGCCCAAGTTCCCTGACGATGCAATCAAGCCACAGATCGTGACTGGATTAGAAGCGTTAGGGCGAGGGCAGGATCTATCTAAACTTTCGTCTTTACTGGAATATCTACAACCCCTCGGTGCAGAAGCTATACAGCAATACTTAAACGTAGCTGACTACATTGATCGCTTAGGTGCTTCTTTGGGTATTGATACACAGGGCTTAATTAAGTCTGAAGATCAATTAGCTCAAGAGCAACAGGCCGCTCAGCAAGAGCAAGAAGCTATGATGCAACAACAGCAGATGGTGGATATGGCTAAAGGCGCAACTCCTGCCATAGCGAAGGGTGTTATGGACTATACTGGTGGACAACAACCTGAATAATACAAGGTGAGACTATATGACTGATACAATCAATACAGGATCTGTCGAAGCTACCCAAGAAGAGGTAGCGGCAGGTGCAAGTGAACATGATCAAGCAATGCTTGAAAAAGTAGATCAGATGGAAGCGGGCTTACAGGAACGACCAGATTGGTTACCTGAGAAATTTGCTTCCGTAGAGCAAATGGCTGAGGCTTACAACCACCTAGAGAAGAAGATGTCTTCTGGTGAAGAAGCTCCAGTACAAGATGAATCTGTTGAAGAATCGGACGCAGCCGAAACGGAGAGCGCCCCTTCAGCAGAGTCTACACCGAATGAAGTCAGTGAGCTATTAGAGTCCAAAGGCTTAGAGTTCGATAGATTTCAATCGGAGTACGATTCCGAGGGTGGGATTAGCGAAGAATCACTGGCTGAACTAGAAGCCGCTGGACTTCCTAAGACCCTCGTAGATAGTTGGATCAGAGGGCAAGAAGCTCTTTTGAACGACTATGAAACCGCCGTCTACGATGTAGCTGGTGGGCAAGAGAGCTACAGCGATCTTATTAACTGGGCTGGTGATAACCTTACTCAAAGTGAGGCCGCCGCCTTCGATAAAGCTGTAGACTCAAGAGACCTAGATATGGTGAAACTTGCAGTAGCTGGTTTGCAATCAAGATATCAAGCCGCTGAAGGAAGCTCACCTCAACTCCTCCAAGGTGATGCTAGTCAAGAGTCAGCGGGTGGTGCGTTCAGTAGCGTGGCAGAGATGTCAAGCGCTATGCGTGACCCTCGTTATCATACTGATGCGGGCTACCGGCAGCAAGTAGCTGAGAAGCTATCTCGCAGCAATATCTTATAGTCTCTTTTCCCTCCCCTCTCACGAGGGGTTGGGTTTTTTGTATCTAAAAGACAACAATACTACTAACTATCTTTGACCCCGCTGCGGTGGGATAATCTTAGGGAAAGGAAGTGTTAGCGCTGATAGAACAAAACCAATTAGTAAAACACTTAACTTAACTTAAATTTAAAAGGTATATTATTATGGCATTCCCAACTGACCAAACTGTTTCACGTTTAGGCCAACAAAACGCTTCAGGCGACGTTCGTGCGTTGTTCTTGAAATTATTCGCTGGTGAAGTTCTTACTGCTTTCGAAGAGAAGAACATCGCTATGGGTCTTCACCGAGTTCGTACTATCAGCAACGGTAAAAGCGCTTCATTCCCAATGACTGGCGTTGCTTCTGCTGAGTACCACGTTCCCGGCCAATTGATCGAAGCTGATGCAATGAACCACGCTGAGCGTATCGTTACTGTTGATGACTTGCTAATCAGCAAATCTTTCATCTCTAACATCGACGAAGCTATGAACCACTACGACGTTCGCAGCATCTATTCTAAAGAAATGGGTCACGCTCTTGCTAACGCTGCTGATCGTAACATCTTAAAGATTGTTGCTACTGCTGCTGGCATGACTAGCTCTTCTGACCTTCCTGCTGCACAGCGTTTAAACGATGAAGTCTTCACTTCAAACGTTGCTGTTGGCACTAACGGTGTTGCTTCTACTGGTACTGACATCGCTAACGCTATCTACGCTTCTTTAGAAGAGTTTGACAGCAAAGACGTAACTGGCGAGAAAGTATGTGTACTTCCACCTGCTTCTTACTACAAGTTATTCGGTTCACAAGACGTTAACCAACTTGCATACATGAACCGTGACGTTGGCGGATCTGGTAGCATGACTTCTGGTACTGCTCCTGTAATCGGTGGTGTTCGCATCCTTATGTCTAACCACGTTCCTACAACTGACGAGACTAGCTCTTTAACTCCTACCGCTGCTTCTGGCTACGGTTCTTACACTGGTGACTTCTCTGACGTTGAAGGTTTGATCTTCACTCAAGACGCTGCTGCCACTGTTAAGTTGTTAGATCTTGGCGTTGAGTCTGAGTACCAAATCGATCGTCAAGGTACTTTGATGGTTGCTAAATACGCAATGGGTCACAATGTATTACGTCCTGCTTGCGCTATCAAACTTGTTACTGCTTAATTAGTAAGTAACACAATAGCCCCACTTCTCTCAAAACATCGAGGGCGGTGGGGCTTTTTTTTGGTTTTAACTTTTGGAGCATGAAATGAATTTAACAACTAAGCTCGAAGCAGTCAATGTAATGCTCTCAACAATCGGAGAGGCTGCCGTCAACTCGCTCAGCTCAGGCTTACTAGATGCCGAGACAGCGGAAACTATTCTAAGTAACGTCACTCGTAGCGTACAAACTACAGGGTGGAGTTTCAACGAAGAGATAGACTATACTCTATCTCCTGACTCAGACGGGATCTTAAACCTCCCAGCTAACTGCCTTCGTGTAGACTTAGCCAAGTCTGAGAGCAAATATAGAAATGCAAACTTTGATTATGTCCAGCGTGGTACAAAGCTGTATGACAAGATCAATCACACTTACGCTATTAACGAGACAGTTAAAGTTGATATGATTATCATCCTTGACTTCGATGAGCTACCTGAATCAGCGAGACGCTTCGTCTCTATTCGTGCTGCACGTATCTTCCAAGAGCGTGTAGTTGGTAGTGAAACTCTTTCTCGTTTCTCTGAAGATGACGAAAGTACAGCATGGCTAGACCTTCTTCATTCTGAGTCAGACGTAAATGACTATAACATCTTCGATGACAGTAGCACGTACCGTGTACTTAACCGGAGTATTAATTCAAAGGTATTCTAATGAGCTTAATAAGTAAGAACATCCCGAACCTAATTAATGGGGTGTCGCAACAGCCCCCTTCGCTTCGCCTAGATTCACAGGCTGAAGAGCAAATCAATGGTCTATCGGACGTTGTTACTGGGCTTAGAAAGCGACCACCTTCAGAATATATAAACACCCTTCGTAAGGGTACCCCTACCGGAGATGCAGTGTCATCTACGGAGGTCAATAGATCTTACATCCACTCTTACAAAAGAAGTAATGAAGAGCAATACACTGTTATGTATGACCCGACATCCGAGAAGATGCGGGTTTATGATATTACAGGCAACCTCCGTTACGAGAATGGAGTAGGTAGTTGGGATTCTAACGGGTCTCTCATTAGCGCTAACACTGATGACGTATCCTACTTAAGCGGGGCTACTGCTAATGACATCGCATCTACATCCGTCTCGGACTCAACCTTCTTAGTTAATAAACTAAAGGTTGTCGAACGTGATGAAACATCTCCTGATAATGTAAGACCTCATGAAGGTATGTTTTATTTAAAGAAATCTAACTACGGTAAGGTTTATAGAGCTAAATTACTAGATACTAGCGGCGTTCAGTTAGAGACAGGTTACTGGGAAACTAAAGATGGAGACGACCCTAATCAAGTAGATACCTTAAGAACAGGTAATATAATGACTACTATGTGTGGCTTAACTAACGAGTCCAGTTTTGCCGCCAGTGCTGTACGTATGTCAGTACCTGCAGGCTTCACACGATATGCTGATAATGGACTTCCTTTCTTTACGTTCTCTAACAGTACGACAGATTTTATTATAGAAGCAACAGACGAAGATGGTGGTAATAGCTTATTTACTCATAAAGATACAGTAGCTACTTTTACTACCCTTCCTAAATACTGTCAGGAAAACTTTACCATAGCTGTTATAGGAGATAACCAAAAGAAAGAAGATAACTTTTACGTTCGGTATGATGGCACTAATACAGCAGGTTCTTGGAAAGAGTGTCCAGCTCCTTCAAGACCAAATAATCCTGTTTACCACTCTTTTGATTCAGCTACACTGCCCCACACCCTTAAACAAAATGGAGATTTAAGCTTTACGTTTGGCGTTCCTAAGGACTCAGATGGTAATGATTCTTGGTCTTCTCGGAAAGCAGGTGATGATGACACTAACCCTTTCCCAAGTTTTGTCGGTGGTACAATTAATGATGTATTCTTTTACAGGAACCGCTTAGGTTTTTTAAGCGACGAGAATGTTATCTTTTCAGAAGCGTCAAGTTTCTTTAACTTCTTTAGGGTAACAGTACGTTCTTTATTAGATTCGGATGTGATAGATGTTGCCGTTAGTAGTGATATCGTATCAGTACTTAAGAAAGCTATCCCCTTCTCAGAGCAGTTATTACTATTATCTGACGGAGCACAGTTTAATCTTAGTTCAGGGTCTTTACTGACTCCTACAGAAGTAGCGGTAAGTCTTTCGACTACTTACGAATTTGATTTATCAGTACCTCCCGTATCTTCAGGAACTTCTGTATACATCCCTAGGGACAAGGGAGTGTCTCTTGGTATTAGTGAATACTTTGTATCGTCAGATACGGAGCGTAACACGGCTGAGGATATAACAGGGAATATCCCAACATACATACAAGGCAGTATCACAGATATGGTCGTGTCAAGTAATGAAGACACCTTAGCAATCACTACTGACGCAGATCCTAAAGCTATCTTCGTGTACCGCTGGTATATTTCAGATGGGCAACGAGTACAGTCTGCATGGTCTAAGTGGGTTATGCAAGGTGATGTATCTCACATGTTCTTTAATGGCACTGACTTTAAAGTTATTCTTGGTTACGGTGATGAAAGTCATGTAGAAAATATCAACTTATCAGAGGATGAAGCTGTATCCGTTACTGCCTCGTCCCACCCTGTTTTACTTGATAGACGTGTTAAGTTGGAGTCTGTATCTGATACAGTACCTTATACTGACGCTGACATCCAGTATGTGACGACTGCAGGTAAGATTGTAACAAGCCCTACTACGTACCCTGTGTACGCTGGAGTGCCCTATACATTCTCCTACAAGTTCTCAGAACAGATATTTAGACCCGATACTAATAAGCCAGTCACTATCGCTCGCTATCAGTTGAGGAACTTTAACATAGTATATTCGGACACAAGTACGTTTGACGTGACCGTAGAAGCCGTAGGAAGAGACCCAGTCGTCTCAACCTTTACTGGTAACTTACTAGGTTCTAGCTCCTTTGTCCTTGGAACAGCCAATGTGGTGCCTAATGGTACCTATAAAGTTGGTATAGGTTCTCAGGCGTCTGAAGTGGATGTGACTCTTTCAAGCACCAGCCCTCTTCCATGCAACTTTACAAGCGTGGAGGTAGAAGGCTTTGTAACAGTTAGATCACAAAGGATATAAATGGCTACTTATAGAGAAAGTAAAAAAGAAGATTGCTACGTCTTAGCTCCCCTTATGCGGGAGCAGGACAAGGCAGAAATAATGTTCAGTCACGGAGTGGAGCCACTAGAGGCTCTCCTCTCGTGTCTTGAGTGTAAAGAGTGTAATACAATAATTCATGATGACGGACAGCCTATAGGTATGTTCGGCGTCCACCCACTAGACGATATGATCGGCTCCCCTTGGTTATTAGGTACAGATAGAATACCTGAGATAGCTAGAGAGTTCATACCAAGGTCTATAGAATGGGTACAAGCTAAGAACGAAGAATACCCCATACTTGTTAACTACGTTCATGTAGGTAATGAAGTGTCGAAGATATGGTTAAGCAACCTAGGCTTTACCTTCATTCAGCTCATAGAAGATTATGGTGTGGGTAAACAACCCTTTTACGAATTTACGAGGATAAGATAATGTGTCACCCAGCTATCGCCATAGGCGCGAACGTGTTAGGTGCAGTAGCAGTACATAACGCTCAAGCCGAGGCTTTTGAAGCGAATGCCGCCGCTGCCCTTGCTGCTAACCAGTTAGACGATTCAGCAGTCAACGAAGAGTTGGCTTTAAAAGATCAAGCTCAAGCTGAAGAGAAGATTAATAGAAGTCTTGAAGGTCGTCAAAAGGCAGCTACTGCTCTAGTCTCCGCAGGAGAGTCAGGCGTGTCCGGTAACTCTGTGGATGCTCTCATGAATGAACTCAATGCAGGAGTCCTACGAGGTAATACAATGACCTCTAGGAACTTCCAAATAGATCAAATAAGCGCCAAACGTCAAATAGAAGGCAACGCTCGTACTGCACAAAGCAGGATTAACTCAGTAGCTAAGCCATCTAAGTCCGGTACTGCTCTACAAATAGGCGGTGCGGTGGCATCTGGTACAACATATACCAAGTCCAGTGGGTTTGGTTTTAAGAAATAGGAAATAAAAATGGCTATTATTTATGTAGACGCTAACTCAACCGCAGTTGGCACACCTAACGGATCTGAGGCACTGCCTTACTTGTCTTTTTATGATATACCAGTGAGCGCTGTTTCAGTTAACGTAGGCAGTACTATTTACATCGCTGGTGATTCATACTTAGTGCCTACACAGTCTGGATGGGCTGGAGGACTTCCTATCAGACAGTCTCTTGATGCTGCTGACCCTATTACTGTTACTCAGTGGGTTGGAAAAGCACAAGGTAGATTAATAGGTGGGATTAATTTTAATGATTCTATTTATACATGGAATGCAAGCAACAATGGCACTAATGAGTACTATCTTACTCTAGCTAACGGTTCAGATCCAGCACTTAGTATCGTTAACTCTGCTACTGTAGACGGATATTATTGGAACTCTTCCTGCGAGAAGGACAGACAGCGAGCAATGACTGCTGCTACTTACGCCTCCTCAGGAAAACCACCCAAAGGTTTTATAGGCTCTATGCCTTATGACAAGCAGTATGGGTGGGGCGATAATGACTCCTTAGGTTTTGACACAGTTTACGTTCGGATTGATTCAGGTAGTCCAGCTGATTATGAAATCATAGGTAGCCAGAGTGTAAATCTAATCGATACTAACATGGCTAACTGGGCGTTTGACGGTATACACCTTTTATATGGTAATACTTCTGTTATAGACTGTCGTCCTGCTAGTACATGGACATTTACTAACTGTACCATAGCTTACGCTGATTATAATGGTATTGAAGTAACTAATAGTGGCGCTACAGCTATCTTAGAGAACTGCTTATTCTATTGGTGTGGCCACAGAGCAATGACATTATTGTCTGGCGGTACTATCAAGGCTAACCATTGCGTCGAGTTTGGAGCACATTTAACATTCTTAGTTAGTAATGCTTCTGGTACTATCGAGCTTTCAAACTGTGTAGGAACCTACAACGAAGCTGGTGTATACGACGTACAAAACGCTTCCGCTACAGTGACACTAGAACATAACCACTTCAGTCCTCGAATGTTTGAATTAGATGGTACTAAGATTGCAGGATCTGCTATTGGATACGTAAATAGCTCAAACTTCCCTAGTGTCCCTCTTAGTAATAACCCAGCGAACGTGGCTTCTTCAGTAGATGATGTTACAGCTTTTTCAGACCCTATGTTTGTTGCTGTAGATCCTAACAAGTTATCTAACTGTGATTTCAGGCTAAAAGAAGGAAGTCCATTGATAAGGGCAGGGTACGTTACTAATGATGCAGATTTTGGAACAACCGACGCCACGGGCGCTACTCGCAACGCTTACACTCCCAACATCGGAATGTATGCAGGTTTTGAAGCTGCTCCTACATCCAGTGGTACAGGTTCTGCACCTTCACAGGAATATATAAACAGTACTAATCTACCTGCGGGTCGTGACTTCGGTACTAAACGCTATCAGGATGACGGTGACATTATAGGTAACTATATTCACACAGACTTCCCTAATGCTTAATTAATAGGAAATAACAATGGCTAAGAAAAGAGTACAAGTAGAGGGCGTGAGCGCTCCCACACTTAAGAACTCTATAGGCGGTCTTGGGCAGACATTCGTGTCTCCTGAGGCCAACCCTAGAGGCGCTCAGATTGCTGCGGCACTCCAAGGCGTAGCTCCAGTAGTCCAACAGAAAGTAAATGAATACCAAGAAGACGTACGTTATGTCGATGGGTTGAAGGCTAAGAATGCCTTAGGTGTCTTAACTCCTTCCCTAAATGAGCATATGGCTAACGCTGACTACTCTATTAAAGAACAGTTCGATGGTTCTATTCGGAGGCTGACTGCTGAAGAGCATTTTGCTTCATGGGCACAAGCTGACCAGTATGAAGAGATGCGTAAGAACATCGGTTCGGTATCTGCTCAACAGGCTCTTGAGGCCTCTATAGGACAGGCTGTGGCTGATGGCTACGGTGCTGGTACTGTTAAGTATGATCAGACAGAACTCCGTGAGACGCTCAGTCAGGGCTTACAGCTAGACTTAGATAACGGTACTCCTAATGCTGTGGCTAACTTCGATGCAATGTTAGTCGCTAATAACTTAGCGGATCGCTCGGAAGCTATGGAAATAATCCGTGAGGAAGCTGCACATCGTATGCGAACCACAGGTGACGAGACTGTCTTTGAGTATATGAAAGAAACAGGCATGGGTAACAGTGATTGGAAAGATAAGACTCAAGACCTACGTGATTCTATTCGTGCTGAGGCTCTTCGTAAAGAAGATGAAGAGTTCAAACGTGAGAAGGATACACGGGTTAAGGCTAAGTATAGTTTCGAGGATACCATAGCGAAGATGATCAATGAAGAT